AGCGTTAAAGTTTGGTTTAACTACAAGTTCGAAATCAATAGCAATATTTACTATATATGCATTCTTTATATTGATAGCATCTGTTAGGATTCTATAAAAAGACATATAGTTTAATAAGTTTGTTTTAGTTGCGTTGTTTATTAAAGCAAGTTTCTTGTTAGAATCGTATCCTAATACATAAAAGTTTATAGCTAATGGATTTGAAACAGATGTATCTGTAAATACCCCATCATCTAATAATGTTTGGATTTGAAAATCTGGCGCCACAAATGCTTTTGATATAGAACCAAATTGAGGTGGCATAGCGTAAGCTCTTACTACATAATCTTCTCGTGTTACTGCTCTTGCCTGAGCTCCAAAATATGCTTTAGCATTTTCTCTTACCTCATCCATGGTCTCTTCAAACTTACCACCCATTGCTGGTACTTCATTTGATACTGCTATTGACTTTTTAGCTTCTTTAAATAAGTCACCATCTAATCCTATATCTGTTGTTTCGATAACTACATTAGCTAACTTATTCAAATCTTGTGCAACAACATTATCAATAACACCCTTACTAATTCTATACGTTACACTTAATGTAGTGTTTGCTGGAGCGACTCCATAGGTTTTTGAATACAAAAAGTTTGATGGGTCAAGTCCTTGATTTAAGTTACCAGTTGCATTGTACAATGATGACCCAACGTTATCTGGATTTGGAAGTAACTCTTCATCAGCATTTGATGATACACCTGCTCCAAATTGAATTTCAATCTCCCCCTCGTCTGTTACACGAGTTATATATCGTTTAGGAACTTTTTTTAATTTTAATAAAGCTGGAGTTTCACTTGCAAATGCTGAATGCTTTAGTGAGTACTCTGATGTGTTAGGTGATTCTTCAAATACAGTATCTTGCCCAAGGTAATCTACCTTAGTCCACTCATCACCCTCAGAATCCATTATTTTAATTACGTCAATTAAACCATCTTCATCTTTTAATCGTATCTTATCATATATCTTAGGAGAACCGAATGTATATGTTTTAACCTTCTCTTTACCACTTGTAGCTTGTACATATTTTTTCAAAAGAAATTTTACTGGTAGATTTGTATTGTCATCTATTTGATAAACGGATACTTCCGTTGGGTCGAATGATGATGAATAATTAAATCTAACTTTTTGATTTGTAGTAAATGCAATATCACCATCAGATTCTGCGGTGACTTTAGCTCCTTCTTGAAGAGTAAGTGCGTATCTAAAATCAGGCGATACATTAACACCAGTACCAATAGCTGGAACTAATTGGTACATACTTAACTTAGAAGTTGCTGGCACATTAAGTTTAGGTTTATATCCTAAAGATTGTGCGATTGCAAATACGTTCTTTTTTTCTTGTGCTTGTTCTAATAGAGACTCTCTTAACTGAACATCCGTATAGTACGAAAGTACATCACCTACATATGATGCGATTTCCATCATCATCATACCAGGAGAAGCCTCGTTGAAGTCATTGTAAGTTTGAGGGAAATAGTTTTTTGTGAAGTCTATAAGATTAGTTCTTATACTTCCAAAATCTCTACCTATTAAACTAACATCTTTTTTAATTTTATCTGCCATATCCTATTACCCTATGCTATTGATAGACCACCTTGTTCATCTACATTTAATATAATTATGTTATTTGCTCCACTTTCTCCAACAGAAAATGTAAAAGAAATATTAACTCTATTACTATCCGCTAAGTTTTCTACTACTATTTCAGTCATATTAATATATGGTAGCCAGAATTTAATATCTTCCGATACAGTATCTTTTAGATTATCTAATAGCTCTTGAGTTATATTTTCAAATAAGAATGATGGAATATCTGTTCCAAATAATGGTTGTAGTGGTCGTTCTCCTTTACGCGTTAATAGTAAATTTTTTAAATTAGATAAAGCTTGGTCTTGTGTTGTGTAAGTGCTAGCGAATATTGGAGTACCCCCTAATGGGAATGGTATTCCAACTGCCACATTCTTTTGTAAATCTAAAGGATTTATCTTTTGTGATACTCTAGCTTTTGCCATTACAATAACCCTGATTTCTTTTTATTAATAGCTTTCATTAGCCCTGAGTAATCTCGTGTTAATGCATCTGCTACACCAGAGTCAACGACTTTCTGCATATCAGTTGTTCGTCCATCTGAATCTGTTTGTGGTATCATGGATGTATTTACTTGACCATTACCACCAAATGCTTGAGCCATATCAGCCCCAAACATACCATTTGGTGTACCACTCATATTTCTCCATTGACCATCATTAGCGGTTTCATTTAATAAATCAGAAAACTTGTTCTCTTTGAACATTGCTGTGTTTGGTTTACTTTTAGTTTTTCGACTAATCGCTTGCTTTGGAGTATTAGCTTCTTTTAAAAGAGATTCCTTAATAGCCATTGTCTGTTTAGCTACTTGCTTTTTTACCTCTTCTTTAATTAACAATTTGATTGCTTTTACAAATTTGTTTGTGTCCATAGTAATAAATAGTTTAAATTATTTTTATTGTTTCATTAAGCCCAATTCAGTCGTTATTTTTGCAATACGAGCTGTTATTGCGGCTGTTTGTCCTTTGAGTGTAGCACCTGCGCCAGCAAGTGGGGCATTTACCCCTACAATAGTGTTTGGAGTTGTAGAAATGTTTCCAATTGCTCCAGCTTGCGCAAAACTACTCACAGCACTTGTTAACTCATTTAACTCATTTTTGATTTCTTCGATTTGAGTAAACATATTATCCATAGCAGCTTTCCATGTTGGAGTTGATATATTTACATCACCACTACCAATGATAGCTACACTATCTGTTTTAGCATTAAGTACAATCCTATCACTATTAGCTACAATCTGATTACCAGTGTAGACTGCTGTTGGTATAATCCCCCTAGCTCCAGCTACATCATGTGCTGAGTCAAGGGATATTTTATGTCCCGATGTAAGGTATATTGACGTGTCGTCATCATTTACATCTTCGATTGTGAATGTGTTCCAACCATCTGCTTTTTGAGTATTTCTTAAAATTGTGATTGGGTTTGCTGGTGGGCCTGACCAAGTAGGTTCTTTAGATGTTTGTGCTCCTGATGGTGTATATCCTAATCTTATCGATTGACCGAATCTACCTTCAAGTAAAACATCACCACTAAATGGTTGAAGTTGTGATAGGTCAGCTACTTCTTCAAATCCAAAATCAAAAGCAAAATCAGAAGAACCACCACCCGATGGATTCCCTGCTGCAGCTGCTTCGTAACTACCACCGTCTGTACCAGATGATAACCCAAGTGAAGATTTAGGAAGTACGTTGTGATTTATGTTTCGTTGTAAAGATACCGAAGTTGTATAGTAGTATCTTGAAGTTCTTGATAATGAACTAGCGTCTGGTCCGGGATGTTTTAGAATATGAATCATTTCACCTATAACAGGAACACGTTGAATATTCGTGTCCATTGGCCATGCTACAACTTCACTAAAAGCGTTTCCACCATTATTGATTTCTACTATTATGGAGTGTAGAAAATCAGATTCGGAGTCATTAAGTTTAACTTGTTTAACAGTACCTACCATTACTCGTCTCCACTTTCTTCTTTAGGTAAATCTTTTTCTACTTCATCGATAGCGTCCATTAGTTGGCGCTTTTCGTCTTCTGATAACATAAACCCACCATCGTCTGATGAGTTATTGTCTTTCATCATTCTTTGAACAATAGCCGCTAGTTTTACTAATGCGTCATCATTCCTAACTGATATGTCAAGATATTCCTTTATTAATGGAACAACTACTGATGCATCATTTAGATTCTTGACCATTGGTTCAAGTTGTGCAATCAGTAGTTTAATTTGTCTATCTTTCTTTTTTTGATTGGAGTATATATCCCCCATCAAGTCAGCAAAAGACTTTCCTTTAAATATTTCATCGTCTTTGGTCATTGAATTCCTCAATTCTATGGTTTAGATTTTGTAAACCACCATTTAAATAATCGATATATAATTCTTTATATAAGTATTTTAATTTTCCAATTACTTTTGTTATATATTGTGTTTGTACGCCGGTTCTTTCTCTAATAAGTATGTAGAGTGCCTTTTTGTTGTACGAATAAAGGTCGTGTCGTGTTCTAAATAACTCATTAATAGAGTCAGCAATTTTTTGGTCTCGTTCTTTTGTAAACAATTTAAATAGATTAGCATCTATATATCTTACATAGAAATCAAAAAAGTCAGATACCGATTCTCTCATTTCTTTATCAAATACTTCATTCGTTATATTTCTTGAAGTATCAATCGCTTCTACCTTATCTTTTTGCTTCATACGTTGGTAGTTCTGATTGTTTTCATTGAAGAGGTAGTTTCTAGCTACAACTGTAAAGTAGGAAAATGCTCTACCATTTTCTCCATTGAATTTAGTTATCTTTTGATTTAGAAAAGCTACTACGTTTGCCTTTACGTCATCGTAAGGAACATCGAAGTAATACGTTTTGTAAGTATGTATTACATTTTCAGACAACTTATCGAATGGGTAGTGAATAAATCTATTGTAGATTTTATTCTTTAACTTCATATCATCAGAACCATTATATGCGTTTATAGCTATTTCTGTGATTTTTGTAAAATACCTCTTACTTCGTTTCCTTCGCTTCTTGGCCATAATATTTTTCTAAGTCTTCTATTATTTCATACATCTGCTTAAATATAGTCCCAGTCTCATCGTCAGCTTCAAATGCTCCTTTGGTATCTAAGTCTTTTAACTTTTCCATCGACTTATCAATCTTTTGAGCGATTGTCGATATTGTGTTTTCCTGCTCTTCAACAACATCCTCAGTAGCTTCGTTCTTACGGAGTAAATTCCATGTTGTAAAAATGAATACTAATGATACAATTGTATTGAGTATAATAATTGTTGTTATCATATTAATCTTCTACTATGTCTTTAAATGCATCAAATACATTTACAGACGTTTTTGTTTGTTTAGAAAACGTATCGCTTAACTTACCTTTAGCTGACGGTCTACCATTGGGGTTTCGAGTTGATTTAACTTTACTACCTTGTGTTTCCCATCTTTTGTTTTCATAAATAGCAGCCATCTGGTCTGCAGTGTGCATGATGAATGGTAATGAGGTTTTTAATCTGTCATCGTTATTGTACTTAATGTAATATTGTTTATTACCTTCGTCATATAACCCATCAGTTAATCTCATACCTATCATTTCCACTTCGGTATACTTTACACCAAAATGATTTAGGTTGAACATAGTTCGGTCATTGGTATTCATCCAATGAATATCAGGACTTGTTTTATATATCTTTCCTTGATTCTTAACATGCCACTCAGAATCATTCTTTATATAATAGTCTTTGTCAGCAGTACCTAACTTACCTAAGTCATGGTGAAGTGCTGTAAACAACAAGGTCTCTCTGTCAATGTCTTCCATTATCATTCCAAGGTCTTTCCATAGGTCGTATACCTTTAGTGAGTTTCTACACACTCTAAGTACATGGTCTACATATCCACCTGGAAATGCATTATGATAATGTTCAACTGATGATGCTGGTGTGTAAATCATTCTCTCTTCATAATGGTCATACATTTTGTTAAGAGATTCCAACCTTTCACCAGTAAAGGTTTGGTTGATTAACTTTCTGAACTTTTGGTAGTTTTCTACAAGTTCTTCTGCTGTAAAGAAATTTGTCATTTTATATTATTTAAATTATTACGTCTACTATTCCTAACTCCTTAGCTCGTTCAGATGACATAAAGAAATCTGATGATGATATGTTTTCCCAATATGCTTTATCTTCGTTAGAATATTTAGCCATTAATTCATTACAATCGCTTTCTAATTCTTCGCTAAATTTAGCATTAGATTTTACATCATTTAATTTACCAACAACAACTGTTGATAATTGGTGAACCATAATCTTAGAATGTTTTGATATCATTCGATTACCAGTTCCACAAGTAAGTAGTAATGCAGCTGCAGACATGGCTGCTCCCCTAACTATAATATTAAAAGTTATACCTTGTGCTTTCATTGTATCCATAAAGTCAATTAAAGCCAAAGTTTCTATTACATCTCCTCCTGGAGAATTTAATAGAATATTGAACACCTTAACATCTTCGTTAAGTTTCATTAACAATCGTGTTTTAGCAACGACATCGAATGTCATTCCTGATTGTATTTCACCTTCAATAATAATTACATTATCTTTAGTATCAATACCATAGTCGAATTCTCTGAAATACTTTCTGTTTGGGTCTGTCATTCCTTGCTCTTCTTTATTATAGGAAACCGATATACTATCATCTAAATAGGTGTTCGATTCATTTCCGTATAGTTCGTCCATAATTCTATTATTAAAGTTATACTAATATACAACATTTGTATGAGAATACCAAATGTTTTTGTTTATTTTTTAGAAGTGTCAGCGTAGTTGTGTTTTGAGTTACGTTTTATGGATTCACCATAAAGTTCTTTAGTGTCTAAGGTTTCAACTTTTTCATTAGGAACAAACCTTACTTCTTCTTTTTGAGGTTGTTCTTTTTCCACCTCTTTTTCACTATCTCCGCCCGTTTTTTCATCAGCATTAAACTGCTCGTTAAAATCTTGCATCTCTTCTTCAGTCCACATACCATCATCTATAATATCTAAAACCTTCTCACTATCATCAATATCTTCAGCTTCTTTATTTTTTTTATCGTTTCCTAATAACTTATTTAATGCTATTACCATAGCTATCGCTAATGGGTCAAACACAAAGACAATTAGTAATGTAAACCAATTTACAATTACATTCATAGCTTTACCAGTTATTTCAGACATATATCTAAGAGGCCCAATTTCAGCGGCTATCTCATTATTAGATTCTAAATCTAATATTTGTAAGTCAAGCCTTGTAATTGAATCTGTAACTGATTCTATCTTTATACTAATATCATTTCGTGATTGTACAGCCAAGTCTAACTCTTTTGTTAATAACCTTCGAGTTGAGGATGATTGTGTCGTAATTATATTACCAAGCGTGTCTTTATATTGTATCTTATTATTAGTTATACCATTCCTTAAATCACCAATCGATGTACTTAGGCTGGATTTCTCATTCATAAAATAATTTAATTGTTCATTAAACCTATTCTTTTTTAGTTCAATTACATTTATCTGTTTATCCATAACACCAAGTTGGTCAGCTGTTTTTTGATAAGCAGCAGTTAGGAATCCATAGATACCAGCTGATGTGATTATCATTAATACACCTACTGCTAAGGTAAGATACCACTTCATCCACCCAGCTTTATTCCAATGGTTATGTAGGTATGATGCTATTATTAATTTAGAGAACTCTAAAGCAGCCGCCATAATTATTACTTCTGTTTTTGCTCCAGCAAATAAAGAGCTAAGCCCAAAGACCGAATAGTATGCTGCTGAACCAGCCAACGCAAGTGTACTGAGTATCATCAGTAATATGAATATATTTGACCTGTTAAATATTTTTTTCATGTTTTTGTACCAAAATTGATTTTATTAACTTTTAGTTTTGTACTTATATCTACACAACCTAAGTTGCTAAGCTTAATAACTTAGTAATTATCTAAGATAATCACAAGTATAAATATAGATTATTAAATTAATTAATAAATAATAACAAGCTTTCCCCATACTATGCCCTATTGGTGTCTACCAAAATTGGAAAGATAATTTAAGACTGTCAACTCTTTTTCCTTAGCTTCTACTACAATGTCAATATCATGACCATATGTATTTATTTCTGAGTAGATGTAATCCGAGTGAGCTTGTGGTTTTGCAGTCTCATCTTCAAGTGTTCTTGATTCAGAATAATGTACAACAGGTTTTATATCACCCCACGTTGACATAGCTAACTCTAATGCTTCTTGTTCTGACATACCACCAGTGTTAAAGGTGTGGTGATGATAATCAAATACAATAGGAATACCAATACGTTCATGTATGTACATTAAATCTTTTACTGAGTACATAGAACCTTTATCATCATTCTCTACTGTAAGACGTGTCTGAACTGATTCAGGTAATCTCTCAAAGTTCTTACAGAACCTATCCATAGCAGATATCTTATCACCATACACACCATTACAATGTATATTTATTTTATTGTAAGGAGTACGAGACAATCCCATGAGGTCAAATGTCTCACCATGTATAGTTAAGTCTTTGATTGTGTTATCCACAACTCGGTCAGTTGGTGATACCAATACGTTAAATGGGCCAGGATGTGATGTTACACGTTGACCATACTTTTCAGCTAATCTACCAGCGCCATTTAGTAATATAGCGAACTTACGATAATCAGGCATATCTGTTAACTTGAACTCACTAGCCCAAGGTATTAGATTAGAGCTCATACGGAACAGATTAAACCCATTCTTATGATTCCATTTGATTATTTCGATAAGGTCTCTAGCGTTCTCTAAAGCAAGTCCAGATGACTTTGATATACCTTCTTTTAGAAAGGTTCGTTTAATCATACTACGATTTGTAGTAATCTTTGGTTTTTGTTTACCTAACGTTTGATTGATACAAGCGTATCCTAAATTTACCATACAGTTTTCATTTATTAATTATTATACTACTAATATAACAAAAAAAGGGGACTTATACAAGCCCCCTATGTTAAATAATTGTTAAATTTCTTGCCACTCTACATCCGTAACTTCTTCAAGGAAATAGAAAAACCCATCGCTTCCCTTCAGTACAGTGTCGCAGTTCAAATAAGACTTCCACGTTTCTACAATCGGACGCCGGTCGGAATGTATTTTACGCTTGATTAAATATAACTTGTTGTTGTGTTGTAATTTGGGATATCTAAACCACGAATACGCTGACATTTAACTTATTTAACTGTTACCTTAATGTTTTTTGCTTTCCTATCTTCATATTTAGGAATTGTAATATTAAGTAATCCATCTTTAGCTATTGCATTTGTAGCAGATAAGTCAAACGACTCGTGAATTTTATATTTCTTTTCAAGTTTACGAGAATCTTTCTCAGCTTTAATTGTTAATAACCTATCTTCAACGTTAACTTCAATATCTTTATTGGATAATCCAGGTACTTCTAACTCCATAGTTAGTATATCATCTTTAATATACGAACTTGTATCTGAAATACTCTTACCATTATCAACATCCCAGTTTAACATACTTGATATAACGTGGTCAAAATTTGTGTAAATCATAATTTTCCTCTTTTTAAAATTTATTTCTTTACGTTATATACTACCAATATTGTTCCAATGGTGATTTC